TACATACATTTAATTATGACTGTGTATTGGCATATGTGCATTACATTTTAGCTAAAGCAAATAAAGGCGAGGATTAAATGTCCGTTACATTTTTGAAAAATGGGCGAAGTAACAGGTAGCTTTTATAAGGTAATACTATAAGATATATAGAGAGGGTAGTTAAGTTATCGCTTAATATACCCTTTTTCTATACTGTCACAAAAATAAAATTTCGCGGGTGAAAGTGTAATATATTAATAGATATAGGTATAAATAAGTATAGATAGAGTATATAAAACCTACATTCTTGTATATAAGCGTATTTAGTGTGTATACACTCCTCTAGTGGTACAAAATTGGAGGTAACGTCACAGGTGTGGCATAGGCTACAAATACGGACTGCACTAGGTTTGAGAGCGTAACGGTGTATAACGTAACACAAGGTGTCACACTTTAAAAAATAAAGTGAAGGAGCTATTTTTATAGGGGTAAATAATCAAAGGATTACCCATTTCACTTTAAAAGGTAAAGCATGACATAGGTGTACAGGGTGTAACGCTTTAATTCATTAAGGTTTGTGACGCTTGGGTATGGTAATGGTAGTGTCATAGTTAAAAATAGGTGTCATGACAGTGACTTGTTACGTGTAACGGTGTGTGTTACAATATAAGTATAAAATGAAATAAGAAAACAAAACGCAAAGGAGATTGAGAATATGAATGTTTTAGTATCAAAGATGTTTTTAGAGGAACAACCTTACTATATTTATCTTGAGGGCGAAATTTTTCAAATACGTTTAAAGGAAAACCATTACGTAATGGCAACTTCTTTAAGTGAGGATGACATACTAGCAAAGGTAAAGGTGTTATTCCAAAGATATAACACACCGGAAGTGTTACAACAGGCGTTACGTAACACAGACATGAGATTGGCAGAAGCTGAACGTAACAGAAGAAAAGGTCAATACAAAGAAGCTGGTGACAAATATGAAGATGAAATATTGGAAATGGTAAAAAGCATGACACAATATAAATTAGGTAAGAAGCTCACTAAAAAGAAAAAGGTAAAATTTAAATTAAGAAGTAAATAGTCTATATAAAAGGCAGTGTGATTTTATCCTCTGCCTTCTTTTATTCCCTTCTATACTCCAGCATTATTACGTAACACGTAATATATTAAAAATCCCCTCTATACGCCCACGTAACACGTTACACTATGCTTATTGATTAATTTTACCTTATGAAGCTGTATAACACGCCTACATACGCCCGTATAACTCCAGCTGTAAAAGTATGACCCTATTGTATACAATATGCGTTATATGTAATATGCTTTATATATACAGTATTTTAGTATGTATATATAGCGTGTAGCTTTATAAATCCAGCTTATTTTTATAGCTGTATGCTGTATACAATTACCTATTTTTATCGTGTAGCATCCATTTGTAACGCCTGTTTCAAAAAAAATTTTGAAGCTGAAACCGTTGCAAATACTAGCTTCTAAAGAATGTTACACGATAAGTTGAAAAAAATCCAACACACAAAGTCAAATTTGTGATACAGTATAAGTATAAATTTAATATATAGTTAGTTAGTGAGTTAGCAATACAACTCACGTGCACCTTGAAAAGTTTATAGTGTTACAACCTAATGACCAGCGTATTACGCTAGTTATATAGCTTGTGACCCGTAGTGAGTTAGAAGAATGTATTATCCTTTTATTTTAACACCCGTTCTAACTAATAAAGCAACTATGCACTGTAAAATTAGCTACCTAAAGTATCAAGCTACTCGTTGAATGTACAGACTTGATAACCTCTTGTATATTCAATCCTTGAATAGTGCTATTAGTAGAAGTTGTACACTCTTTAGAGTGTGCTTCCTGTAGTAGTAAAGAAGACTTAAATTGTAGCAAGTGCATAAAGTACTTTATTAAATACGTAGTGCTCACGTACAGTACAGCGTGACCCGTCCAAATCCACTCACGTATTACATACATATAACGCTATCTTATCCATAACGCCCGTATGTAATAGCACCTTGATAATTGAATACGCCCACGCACACACACGCATAGATAATTATTATTTTATATCAAGCGTATAACGTGTGTATTCATTGCTATACGCTTTAATAAGCTAATAATTATTTATATAGCTTGTATGCTTTAAAATTTGACTGTAAGCACTCTTTATAACCTATCAAATAACATACCTATAATTTACAGCTTACAGTCCCTTTTTAAAGCATACAAGCAATAAGAGTTAGTTAATAAAATATAAAGAATAGGATGTGTGATGTATGAGTAATATGAAAAATATAGAAATCGGGTTAAATGAAATAGTGGAATATTATCCAATGATAACTGCTGATTATGATTTGGAATTTGACGATGAAACAACTAGAATATTTGAAGTTGATGAAAACGGAAAATACCAAAGTGAAGTAGAAGATTTGGCAGTAATGTTTGAAATCTTAGATAAAGCATTTATATTAGGAGAACATACTGACTTCTATTGTCCCGAATTTTGCTTAACAAATAAGGAAAACGTAGAGTTTACAACTTTAGTAATCAATGCAGAAGGAAATTTCCCTTATGATATGTTTAATAGATTAATCGTAATACCAGCATATTACGAAGGCAAATATTACAAAATAGTGTTAGATGTTGCAAAAGCATTGGAAGATTAGTCATTGTTCCTAATCCCAAGTGTAACAGCTTGGGATTAGTATAGAGTGACTACTCTACAATAAATAATAAAGGATGTGTGATGTAATGGTAAAGAGAACAGAAATATTAATGAGTTTAGAAGAAATGGTAGATGTAATGCCACAAATAACTTTAGACTATGAAATGGAATTCTTCGTAGAAGATATTAAAGTTTACAATTTAGGTAATGACCATTTAGCAGATAGTTCAGTGGAAGTTACAGACTTATCTGAAATAAGCAAAATAATATTTAGAGGATTTTCTGATAGAGATTATGACATAATGGCAAATGTAGAAAATACTCCGGAAAGAGTTTCTACTCTTAGAAGTTTAATCTTAGACCAAGGAAGTGTATATAATGTAGAACCTATCACTAGATATTTAACAATACCTCTACATTATAAAGGAAATTATTACAAAATAGTGTTAAATACTCCAGCAGTTTTGGAACGTGATGAACACCTTGTAATGCACAAACCGGTCAAATATGCTAATCTTAGAAAACCAAGAGTTAGAAAATAGGAATTTAATTGCTGTTCCAGCTTCCAAGTGTAACAACTTGGAAGTTGTGTAGAACGATTAAGTTCTAATAAATAATATAAAGGTGTGTGATGATATGTATAAAATAGCAAATTTTACTGAGGTTAATGAAACTAGAACAGTTAGTGATGTAACAAGAGTTCCACGTAACGGGGATGTAATAGACAAATTCCTAAGTTGGGACACAGATGCTTACAGTACTGCAAACCAATGGACTTATAAAGATATGCTTTTTAGTTACAATACTTTAATAGCTGTAATTGGTGAAGGTAAAGACTTATATGTAACAAGTACAAAATATTCAACAACAACAAGCAAGTTACAAGGTCAAATGAAACGCCAAGCTGAAATGGATTCATTTAATATTCATGTCATAGACCAAAAGGAATTAGAAGAAATGGTCGAAACTAGATTCCAACCTATAGTTTAGCATTGTTAAGGTATCTGTTACATGTTACACTTGTAACAGGTATCTACTAGAGTGCTAAACTCTAAAAAATAATAATTAAAAGGATGTGTGATATTTATGAAATTCTCAAAAGTAACAACTAGAAAACAAATGATTAAGGTAATAACTGATATTGCCCCACTACTTAGCAAAGACGGAGAAGAAATAGCAAATTACTGGTTAGATGCTTTAGAAGGAAAAGAAATGCAAGTAAAAGAAATCAAAACAGGATTTAAAGCAGATTTAAAAGTGGAAAACTTCAAATCAGAAGACTCATTCAATAAAGCATTGGAAATGTTAGAAATAATGCCAAAAGAAGAAGCTAAAGTGGAAGATGACACTAAAGCTGAAACAAAAGAAGAAGCTAAAGGTAATGACAAGAAACAAAAACCTAGTCAAAAGGAACAAAATGAAAACATTAAGTTAGTTGGTTACAGATACACTAGACCAATGTTCCCCGAAGTGTTACACGATTTAGAAGGTTACATGCTTACTAGAGTTGATGCAAAAGACCAAAAGGAACTTGAAGAAATAGGCGAAGAAAATTTAGTAGTTGCAGTATTCTTCCCAGAGTGGGAAAATGGCAATTACATTGACCCAACAGATTTAGTGGATGACAATATATCTGAAATACTACAAGCACATGGTTTAGACAGCTTCCCTAACAGACTTGATTTACAACAGGTATTACATTTAGATGCAGAAATGAAAACAATGGTAACACTTAGCTTCTATACAGAATTACCATATACAATGTCAATCAAGAATAAATGGTTTAAAGTAAATAACATATTACATTGCAGAGTTAACAACTTTGGTCATGATTATGCAATTTATAAAGCTGAGAAAATCAAATAGGCATTACATGTAACATTGTTACAGCTTCCAAGTCGCAAGACTTGGGGGTTGTATAGAGTGTTACAACTCTAAAATATGTGAAAAGGTGTGTGATGAAACATGAAACAAACATTCTTAAATGGAAAAATAATTTGCGAAGAAGTTAAAGACATAGGACATTTATCTTACTACAACGTAACAACTGAATTAGGAACTGATGAAATATCAGTTTGGCATGACAGCGATAATTTAGAAGAAAAAGCTAAAGGAGTATACAAACATCAGTTATGGGTTGAAATACTAGATACTATCTGTTCAGCAGATGACTTTGGTAACAGACCATGTGATTGGGGTTGCCCTTGTGACAGATGCATGTATGATTGGGAAGCTAATCATAGATATGCAACAGTTTTAAAGAATGAAGGTTTAGATTATAGCTTCTATGCAAAATATTTATAAAAAGGAGAGTGTGTTATATGTTTAAAATATTTACAAATGGTGTTGAACCTACTTTAGCTGATATGCAAGAGGTAATAAAAAGTGTTATGTGTACTTATAACATGAATTTATTCCAACAAACGGATGTTATCTTCGTAGGAAGTAACAAAGATAGACATGTAGAAGTTAGTAAAATGACAGAAGCTGGAAATTTAAATGTAACAAAATCATACATGAGTAAAGGTTGTTTAACTGAAAACTTAGATGTGAAATATTACTCAAATGGTGATTATATTCACCAAGAAAAAATCACAAATGACCCAAGTTGGGTAGTTGAAACAAAACGTCAATATTATCCACATGGTAATGTATTAAAAACTATTACAGTATATGTTAATCCTAAAACAATAGACTTGGTAGATTTTACTACTTACTTCATGACCCTATTGGAAGAACGATATAAAGATAGTGAGTTATAAGGAACGCTCCCCCGTTCCTATAACATAAATACAGTTTTAGGCTGTTCCTACTACCAAATACTTATGAGCTTGTGTTTGGTAGTAGCGTAGAGTGTAAAACTCTAAAAAATAATTATGTGAGGTGTGAGAGTATGAATTTAGATGTAATGAACATTTATGAAAAAGGAATTACAGAATACTTTACTAAGTATTATGAAATTGAAATGCAAGGTAAAGTATCAGTAATTTGGGGTAACCTAAAAGGAGCAGACTTTGAAACAAGCAGTTATATAGAAGAAGACGGAAGACATTACAAAATGAAATTCTTTAATGGTTGTGATTCATCAGAAGGAGTAATGATAACAAACATAATAGCAGAAGAAGGTAACCATGTAATACAATATGAAGTGGTGGATGCAAATTGTCCTTATGCTTTCCAAGAAAAATGGGAAGTAACAGATGAAGAACTACAAACACAAGTATTAAAGGGTGTAAGAGTCTATTTAAATCCGGAAACATTCAATTTCATAGATTTTATTACAACATTAGTGGAATATAAAATAACTAAAAATTTATACTAAAAGAAAGAGGTGTGAGAGTATGAACATGACACAAACAATATGTGAAGTGAAAGGAATATTAAGAAAGGAAGACGTATTATTCCGTTACGTAAATAATTTACCGGCTGATGATAGTTACCAAATAATTGTAGAAACAGGTATTACACAAAATATTTTAATACACAAGGTAGATAATGAAATAGAATTGCTATTAACTGTGACATTCGGCAATGTAATATTAGCAAGACGTGTAAAAGACGTAGAAAATTGGCGTAATGTAATGAAAGAGTTATATAACTTTATACATCAAACATGGGATGCAGATGACTACCAAAGAATTGAGGTGTTATAAATGACTTTCGCTTCAATAGTAATACTGGCTGTTATATATTGTTTCCTTCAAGATGACAAGGAAACGGAAGTGGTAAGACGTAAAGATAAACCACTTGATACAACAACTTGGGAAATAAAACGTAATAAATAATAAAGAGAGGGCGTTACAGAAATGTGACGCTCTTTTTAAAAGAAAAGGGGTAATGAAATGTTAGTATTAAATAATATAATGAGTATGGAGAACAAAAGAAAATTTGACGTGATAGGTTTTGTACAAAAGAAAATAGATATGGTGTTTGCTGTTAAAATAAGAGAAGTTGGATTTAGAAAATTTGTAACAGATGGAGAAGCTAAAGAAATTGGGCGTAATGAAGAATGGATTTTCGTGCATGTAAAGAAAGGAACATTTGTAAGAATATTGGAAAAGGGTAAGGAAGGTGAAAAGAAAAAAATAACTTACATTGTGACACCAAAGGTTAATCCTTCTAAGGTTAAGATGTATGTACAGACTTTGGCAGAATTTTAAAACAGAGTGTGTTTGGAAGATTAAAAGGAACAGGCTGAAATACGCCTGTTTTTTTGTGCCTTGGAAAAAAGACCCCTCTTGGAAATCGCCCGTCGGGTGGTTGGTGATAAAATAAAAGCCTTTAAAAAGACCCCTCTATAGGCTACCCCTTATATAACGCCCTTCTATATAACCCTATGTATATATACCCTGTATATACAGTACTCTATATAATACGCCCTATATATGTACATATATACACTATATAATACCTATAATATGTATATATAATACAATGTAATACAATAATAATATTGCATACAAAATATAAAATGTAATAAACAAATAATATAATAATATGTTACGTATACATAATGTAATATGTAATGTAATAAATAATAATTTATTTTATTGTATACATAATAATGTTTTATGTATGTAATGTTTTTATTTTTATTATTATATTATGTATACAATGATACAATATAACATACCATGTACGCCCTGTACAATATAAAACGTAATGTATTATTGTATATAAAATACCTTGTACAATATACCCCCGTATTAACCATACCACCTTTAAATTGTATGCAATATCCATTTTTGCCCGACGCTAGTCACAGAACTTGGAACAATTTTTAGAGGTTACTGTGGTATAATGCATAACACATGAACTTGGAACTAATAGGTAACATGGTGTAACACGTAACACGCTATGTCACAGGATTAGGTGAGGTAATATTTGTAACAGGATGTGGATAAAATAACGTTAAAGCGTTGTGTCACGTAATATGAATTTAATGTGAAGAAAATAGGTGAAAATCGAACGCAATGTGAATTTAATGTGAATTTTATCGAACAGTATTTAAAGGTTTCTTCATCTACTTGACAAGAAACTAAAGGTCACATAAAATATTATTAACATGATAATGTTAAGAATGTTTTATAAAGGTTTTATGTCACACAACGAAAGAAATTGAGTTGTGTTAGTACTCTAGATTGAAAATCAGAGTACGGTAGTTAAGTATAACTAGGTAATTCCTTAAAAGTTTATATAAAGAATTGTATGTTTTAGTCCAAATAGGTAACAGAATGTAGGGAACTGGTAACTCCCTTGTACTGTTACCTATTTTTTGTTACAATTTAAACAAATAGTTCAGAAAACGAGAGGGGTGTAATGATGTTATTATTTAACGAGATTAAAAAGGATATAAAAGAAGGTTATAATTACGTTGATTATGACAGCAAGACATACAAAGGATATAACGTTCATACTATTTTAGATAAAGAGGAAGTTTTGTATTACATTACAAGTGAAACAAAACAGGTTACAGTACACTTTGAACGTGACTATTTCCTACATATGAGATATGGTGAATTGAGTAGCAGTGTAATGCAACATATTTATTTTAATATGGTAGATAAATTGGAGGATTAAAACATGAGTAAAAATATAAACTTAGATGGAGTTAGTAATATTGTAAATAGTACAAAAGATTTAGAGTGGTTTATGACCCAGTTTATACGCAAGTACGAAGAAATGGCTGAACTGCAAGACGTAGCTTGTATAGACGAAGAAGTAGAGGATTTAAAGCTAGAACTTGAAATGTACCATGCAGAGGACAGAGTAAATAGAGAACGTTTAGACACATTAGAAGGTAAATATAGTAAATTACGTGACATGTACTTGGAGTTATATGTAATGTATATCCAAGCCAAGAATAAAGGCAAAATAGATAAGAGCATGAAAACTAAGCACAGAGAGTTTAGGAAACAGATGACAGATGAAAAAGTTTATGACGAAATGGAATTACCATTTTAAAGGGGGTTATGTAATGAATTACGATAGAGAAATATGGGAAGGCTGGACTGTAAGAGATTTTATAGAGGAACTAGAACCACAAGTTAATATGATAATGAGTGGTAATAGCTGGGTAGAACCATTTAAAAATAAAAAGAGTTAGCAAAATGGTGTAGAGAAAACCAACCTTATTATAAGGATGAAATAAAAGAAGTAACAGCCTATTTTGCTAATAAGTATTTATAGGAGGTAATAGAATGAATAGCATAACGAACTGGAATAGCAATTTACCTGGAGGTTTTGACCGATTAAATATGTATTTAGATACATATAAAGGAAATAAATATGACATACCTATTTTAGACAAAGAGGATTATATACCTAAAGATTTAGTGTCTTATAAAGAGGTAACACATCCAAGTAAAGCGTCAATGGAGAAGTGTATTCACTTCTTCCTTGATGACTACCATTTTGAGGGAGTGTGGAATAGTCCTGTTAAAACACTAGCTAGAATACAGAAAATAGGTAAGAGTTTAACTCCCGACTTTAGCATATATGTGGATATGCCTAAAGCATTACAGATATTTAATGTGTACCGTAATCGCTGGTTAGGTAAATTTTGGCAAGATAATGGCGTAATAGTAATACCTACTGTGTCATGGGGAGATAGAAGTACCTTTGACTTCTGTTTTGAGGGTGTACAGAAAGGTAATACAGTTGCAGTGTCGACTGTAGGTGTAACAAAGAAAAGCTATGACATATTTGAAGAAGGGTTTATTGAAATGTGTAACAGGTTAAAACCAAGTACAGTTTTAGTGCAAGGTGAAAAGAAACTAATGGATTTTGAGAATTATTGTGACGTAATATATTATGACACCTATTGGAAGAAAACCCGTAGTAAATTGGAGGTGAATTAATATGGGTGGTAGAGGTCAGTACATGAATGGTAAATACAGAGAAATAAGAAGACAACGTATTAAGAAAAATAATAGGAACAATAGAAATGCTAACTATTATATGAGTAAGAAGGACGCTCAACGTAATTTTACTTTGAGTGAAATGGCTATAATAGATGAAGTGGTTAGTGAACTAAAGAAGCATGATTTAGCTGTAGATGCTGGTTTTGGTAAAAGAGTAAGAATTAAATTCTATAATGACCCTAAAAATAAGAAAAGTTATAAAGTGGGTCAAGATAAAATAGGTAGAGTACTTTATTTAAATAGAAGTAGTATGCATAATAGGAAAGAATTTAACCGACATTTACGTGGAGGTAAAGACTGGTATGCCAAAAATGGTAAAGCATATGAAAAAGCAGTCAAGCAAAATACCCAGTTTTATGACATGGATAAAGAATACCTTAGCCAAATGGTTGAAGCTCTAGTAAGACCTAAGAAAAAGAAAAAATAGGGGTGATGTAATGCATATTCAAAATAGACAGACATGGCTAGATAAAATTATAAAGTTTATTACAAGGATAAGTATTTTTCTTACTATATTAATGGTAGTAATATTTATTCCTTATGGTGTAATGGTTGCAATTTATTACTTGATATTAAAACAATATCTTGTTACATTTATATACATAGCTGTAGTTATTCTACTGTTATATATTCATAGTAAGGTGGTGTAATAATGCAAAGTATAATTGATACTATTTTAAACAGTGATAAGGAAGAACTTGCAACAGAGCTTAAAAAGCTAAATGCAGGGATGTTAAATTCCTTTATATTACACATGAAAATGTGCATGAAGGGTTTAATAGAATATAAAAACCAACTTTTAAATAGTGATAAAAGTAAGGAAGAATTAGAGGACACTCTTAAAAAGACATACAGAACATTACAGAAATACGAGGACGTAATTTTAGTGGCTCAAGAGGTTCAAAAGTCCTACAGGACTACTTCAAAGTAGTTTGACAGTGTAACAGCGTAATGTTACTATTAAAGTACATCAACAAGTTAACACAGAAAATTAAAAATAAATAAAATTATAAGGAGGTTCATAAAATGAACAAAGATTTAAGAAAGGCTTTAGAATTAATAGTAAGTGAATTATCAAATGGGGAATTAGTTTTAACTGATGTAGTTAAGGAAGCAAAAGATGAAGTTGCAGAAAAAAGAGCATCTAAAAAGGATAAAAAAGTAGAACCTAAAGAAGAAGTTAAGGAAGATGACACAGTTGAATCTGAATACTCTATGGAAGAATTAAAAGCTATGACACAAGTCGAATTAAAAGCGTTAGCTAAAGAGTTAGGTGTTTCAGTTAGAGGTAGTAAATCTGCAATACTTGGTAGAATACTTGAAAAATTAGACGTTGCAGAAGTTGAGGAAGAAGAACCTGTAGCAGAAGCTGAAGAACCTGTTACAGAAGAAGTGGAAAATGATGACGCTGTACAAGAAGCATTAGAAGAACTTGAATTAGAGGATTTAGCAGATTTATGTGAACAAGCTGAATTATCTACTAAAGGTAAAAAACAAGCACTAATAGCTAGACTTATGACAGCACATAACGCTGGTGAAATAGATTTAACAGATTTCTTTGAGGAAGAAGACATAACAGATGAAGTTGACGAAGAAATTGAGGAAGATGCAGTAGATGAAATGCAAATTGAAGAAATATTGGAAGCTCAAGATTTAAAAACTATAAAAGCTGTGGCTAAAAAGTTAAAAATCAAAGTGGCTTTAAAAGATAAAAAACCAGCTATAATAGAAAAAATAGGTCAATATGATGCAGAAGACGTAGTAGAAGTATTAAATGACATGGGTCTTATTGAACCTGCTGATGACGAAGAAGAAGCGTCAGAAGGTGTAGAAATGCCTAAGTTTGAAGGTAGCAAAAAAAGAATAAAAGCGTGTGAAGCGTGTTGGAAAGAAATAATGTCAGACCTAGAAAAAGGTGACATAGAAGAAGACGATATAAGAGAGTTCTTCGAAGACAGATTTAGTGGTAATAAATCAGAACTTAAAAAGATAGCTAAAAAAGATTGGGAAGATTTAGCAATAGAATACGCTGAAATAATGGCTAACATGTTTGATGATGACGGAGATGACGTTGAAATGCAAGAACCATACATGGTAGATGAAACTCCTTATTGCTGTGGTGTACCAATGAAAAAAGTGGATGACACACACTTCTTATGTGAAATAGACGGAGAAGAAGTTGAACTTGAAGACGAAGAATAAGGAATAACATAATAAAATCACACATCTTACAGAGGACTAGAAACCTAGTCCTCTACTTTTACACATAGTAAGGAGGAATACAATGTTATATGCTAGATTACCCATTTATTTAGACATTGAAGGTAAACATAAACATAACATAGATACAGAAACATATACACATTATACAGATGTAAGGCTTTACCCCGAAGATGAAGCACAAGACCATAACAATACTTTGGAAGCTAAAGTCATGTTTATTATACGTGACCAACTTGGGAACATCTACAAACCTAAAGAAACAACTCCAATATTTGAATTAAACTTAGGTAACAGTCTAAAAAATGATAAGAGCTTTAAAAATAGCTACCTAAATATAATAGGTAATATAATGATATTTATTACAGCTAAAGGATTATTTACAGATATTTTAGAAACAATGCCAACACCATTAGGGATAATGCAAATAAATAATAAGTTAGTTTATACTTTTGAGTTGTACATGAGTGGTGATAATATCCCATATATAAAAGATACATTTAATATGGAAACTGTTACATCACGTGACCAGCTTGAAATTATATTTGAGGAAGAAGAACTATTCTTCAAGCCTGTAATATTTTTAGATGAATTAGAGAAGGGGGAATAAAAAAATGAAATGGCTAGATGACGATTATATAATGGATACGTGGAATAAGAAATATCGTAATGTTGTTCAAAAGGATGAAAACACAGTTAATAGTGAAACATTGCATAACTGGTTTAAAAGAGTGTGTAATGGAAATGAAGAACTTATAAAACGCATGGAAGATATGAAATTCCTATTTGGGGGAAGAATACTTGCAAACAGAGGGTTAGTAACAAAAGACCATAAGGTTACATTAAGTAACTGTTATGTGTTACCTCCTGTGGAAGATAACATTGACAGTATATTTGGGACAGCAAAAGATTTAGCCACTATTTTTAGTAGAGGTGGAGGTGTTGGAATAGATATTTCTAAATTACGTTACAAAGGCGCACCTGTACGTAATAGTGCTGAAACAACAACTGGGGCAGTTAGCTTCATGCAATTATATGACATAACAACAGCAATAATTGGTCAGAAGGGAAGAAGGGGTGCATTAATAATAGCAATGGATGCTGAACATCCCGATGTTGAAGATTTTATCAACATTAAAAAGGATTTAAATTTAATAACAAATGCTAACATAAGTGTTAAGGTGTCAGATAGATTTATGCGTTACGCAGTAGAAAACCCAGGGGAAAGCTATACTATGATGTGTAAACTTATAGATGAAGAAACAGGAGAAACATGGCATACACATAGGATAACTGTAACACCTAGTAAAATATTAGAACACATAGCAGAGAATAACTGGAAAATGGCAGAACCAGGAGTTCTATTTTGGGATAGAATGAAAAACTACAACTTTATAGAAAATAATCCATATATAAATATAACAGGAGTTAACCCATGTGGCGAACTTCCATTACCCGATTATGGGAGCTGTAATTTAGGTAACATAAATTTAAGTGCTTATGTCAGAGAACCCTTTGAGGAAAAAGCATGGTTTGATTTTACAGCATTAACACATGACGTTCCTATTTATGTGAAGGCATTAAATGATGTTTTAATTGAAGGTAAAGAATATCATCCATTACATGAACAACGTGATGCAATACGTTACTACAGACAGATAGGTCTTGGCATAACAGGATTAGCTGATATGTTAATAAAAATGGGTATAATGTATGGGAGTAAAGAAGCGTGTCAATTAGTAAGTGAAATATACAGGGTAATAATAAATCAATCTGTAATAGCTAGTGTGGATTACGCAGTAGATAATGATTACTCAAGTTATCTAGGGTTTAATGTAGAGAACTTTTGTAACTGCACTTTTGCACAAAAAGTGTTAGATAGAGAAACAAAGGAATATGTAAAAGCTAAAGGTAAAGTATATAACAGTCAGTTTTTAACTATTCCACCTACAGGTAGCGTTTCAATCATATTAGGTAATTGTTCTAGTGGTGTTGAACCTAACTTTGCATGGCAATACAATAGAAAAATAGAAACAATATATGACGAACCTAGAAAGGTACTTGTTACAGCTGGTATCATTAAAGAGTATTTAGACTATGTAAAAGGTAAATTAGATGTTGACATGACAGTGGAAGAACTTTTAAAAACTGATTTACCACCATATTTTGTAACAGCAACAAATGGTGTAACATATATGCAAAGAGTGGCAATGCAAAGTGCTTGCCAAGATTATATTGACGGAGCAATAAGTGGAACAGTAAATTTACCTAATGATGCGACAGTGGAAGATATAGCGAACCTTTATAAAGAAGCATGGTTGCAGGGATTGAAAGGTATTACAGTATATAGAGTTGGAAGTGAACGTGAAGGTATACTTACAGAAGTAACACCTGTTACAACATCAGAGGAAACAAAAGTAGAACCTGTAATAATTCCACGTGGTAAAAAACTTGAACACCTAGAGTTACAACGTGGTGAGAAAAAAGCAATAGCACCCGACACTATTTATTATAAAGAAGAAGTAAAAATAGGCTGTGGTGAATTAAACCTATTCATAGGATATTCTCCAAGTGAAAAAGCGTTACAAGACTTTTGGGTGAAACGTAAAGGTAATGGAGGTTGTGAACGTAATATTGAAAGTACAGTCATTTCTATGTCATTGTTACAACGTGTTGGAGGAAGTTTTGAAATGTTAGAAGAATCATTTAAAGGCATAGGAAGTTGTAACAGTTTTGTACATGCAAGAAGTAAAGGGGCAAAATTAAGTAAAGGTTCAAACTGTGGTCAAGCAATATTCAATACTTTATACGATTTTGTAAAACGCATGGAAAAGAATGAAGGTAGATATGTACTTAAACAAAACTTTGCAGAAGGTGACCCTAATTTACCTGTAGTGTTTGGTAATCCTTGTCCTTCTTGTGGTAAACCATTACACAGACAAGGTGGTTGTTACACATGTGATGAATGTGGATATAACAAATGTGATTAGGAGGTGTTACACATGAGTGTTAATTGGGTGCTTGTAGCAATATCTATTATATTTGGAACTGCTTACATGATAGCTAAATACTTTATTTATGATAGGGAATTGTATAGTGATATTATGCTAGAAGGTATTCAATTTCTTCTAATAAGCATTGATACAGTTAAGGACATGGCGTTTATATACATTATATTATATTATTTATTGTATAAAATATAGGAGGTGTTACACATGTATGAAATATTAAAAACTTTGGATAAACCAGTAATGAGTAAGTTAATGATATTAAAATTAGGGGGTATAGTATTATGGTAGAAGTATTATATTGGAATGAAAGTGTTGTGTTAAATGCATTAGCAGAAAGTTTAGTTATAGGTGGATTACCTAAATTTGCTGGTGTACCAAAAGCCGAAGATTTATGGAATGAGATACATCATCTAGCAATAGATTTAGATTATCTATGGGCAAATAGAGATGAAATAAATTATAACGCTACAAAGAAAATATTGGAGCATAGATATTCAAGTAATATGTTTTTAAATACGGATATAAATAAGTATATAAAACGTGGTCTTATCTTAGGTAACGTAAAAGCTGGTAGTGGTCATAACTGTATG